GACGGGCCCGTGGCGAGCGCCTGGCCAAGTTAGCTCTAGAGGCCGCTGTGCTACGTGGAGAAAAGCGCAAAATAGATGAGTTCGAAATTAAACTCCGCGACATACCCGACACTGACGTGGTATTTCGTGTGATGACCTGGGACCATATACCCATTGACGATGCCAAAACCAAGAAGGCACGTATGGCTGCTCTGGAAATTGACGATGATGATGACCCATTGATCACCGAATACGACGAAGAAGACCTAACCCATACCAAATACGTCAAAGTAAATTTTCCACCGTTTCACCACTATCGAGTGGATGCCGAGGGTAATCCCATATGTGTGGGTAAAAGCCACTGGAAGGGTGACCTTGAAACCGGGCATTTCTGTCGCGATCATGGTCAGATGACCAACAAGCTGGCACTGATGTTTATGAAATTATGCGAACGTTATGCCACACGCTCCAATTGGCGTGGCTATACCTATAACGACGAGATGCGCAGTCAGGCACTGTTGCAATTGAGCCAGATTGGGCTACAATTTGACGAATCCAAGTCACAAAATCCCTTTGCCTATTATACAGCAGCCATTACCAATAGCTTTACCAGGGTGTTGAATATTGAGAAGCGCAACCAAAATTTGCGCGACGATATCATGGAGATGGCCGGACTAACCCCAAGTTACACTCGCCAGGGCATGAGCTCCGGTGGATACCATGGCAGTGACGACGAATAAGCGTCGTATATTGTTTGTTGGTTGTTCGTTCACTGCTGATTCAGGGTTCACTCTTGACCATCAAGCACAATACCACTGGCCCTGGTTGGTTAGTCAACATTACGATTGTCTATTTCACAATGCCGGCATTGGTGGCAGCAGTAATGATGCAATATTTCATCGAACCATCCAGAATCTGGCCACCAGTTGTTATGATCTAGTAGTAGTTCAATGGTCTGGCATCGATCGATATTGGGCGTATTTGGCTGACGACAACATCGACAATTTCACCATCCTAAATGGTGGCCGACCAGTGGGATTCCGTTCTGATCAAAAATATGTGCAGGATTACGGACGGTTACACTACAGCTATTTTAATAACCAATACATGAATCTCTGCCACTGGTTAAGTAAAGTAATCAGTCTGGAAAGCCTGCTGAAATCTCGCAAGCAACCGTTTATATTTGTCAAAGGTTTTGATAACTACATTAAAGATTTAATTTGCTGTGTTGGCTATGGTCATGACCGTATGTCACCGGAGCTGCGGGGACTATTGAATTTTCATAATAGTCCAGATCACCTCATTGAGAACCGACTGGAACAGCTGATGGCATTATTTTTGATGATTGACCCTACTGTATGGGCGAATCTCAATCATAATGCATTCAATGATTTATCGTTAGATCTGTCTGACGACGGTGAGCACCCAGGACCACTGGCTAATGAATCTTTATTTTGGAAAATAGTTACACACTGCGATAGACGTGGCGGACTTACACCAAGTTACACACGCCAAGGCCAAGGTGGTACCTGGGGTGGAGGTGGTGGCAGTTATGGTGAAGATGATTAAAATATCATTTGATTTTAGTCCATTATGTATAAATAAACATATACACTTTGGATTAAAATATGTACATTTATAAAATCACTGTTATTCCGTTAAATCAATGCTATATTGGATTTGATACTAAACCATCTTACAAATTGAGTCGATGGCGAGCGCATTGCCGACAAGCAACTACTCATAATAATACAAAACTATACCAAGCAATTAACAAGTATGGTAATAAAAACTGTTATGTTGAAGTTCTAGAAGATAACTTCTACAGCATTCCACAATTAGCATTAGCAGAAATTGATTATATTAAAAAGTTCGATTCATATAAAAATGGGTTAAACTCTACCCCGGGCGGTGATGGTATGGGTCGTCATATACTACATCAATTGACTGATCACGATATTATTAACATTAAAAATGCGTTAGGCGATTCTTTTCGGGAGTACAATAAAAATATCAAATGGGCTAATACCACAGAAGATGAACGAAAAGAATTAACAAAGCATTTGCATACCCCCGAAGTTTATCAAAAAAAATCTAACACCTTAAAAGAATTTTATAAAACCAATCCAGAAGAAAAAGAAAAAAAGAAAATTGGTATAGTTAAATGGCAACAAGAAAATTACGCCCAGCTATGCAACAATAATAAAAAAAATTCCCTGTTGGGTGCTACCAAAGTTTCGAAGAAATTATTAGTTGAATTTCCCAATGGTGATATGTTATACTACCCAAGTAAAAGTGAGTTTCATCGACAAACTGGTCAATGGGCTAAAACAATTTTAGAAAAAACCGCAAAAGGAATATCGTATAATGGGTATAAAGCCTGGGAACAATAAATGAGTAATTTGTTTAAGAAAGCGGCGGTTTTCACTGACGTGCATTTTGGATTAAAGTCCAATAGCACCACCCACAATGACGATTGTCTGAACTTTGTCAAATGGGCCACGACACTGGCACGGGCACAGGGTTGTGAAACTGCCATGTTCCTGGGCGATTGGCATAACAATCGCGCATCCATCAACATTGTGACTCTGAATTACAGCCTTCGAGCTCTTGAACATCTAAATGAAAATTTTGATCAGGTATACTTTATACCCGGCAATCACGATCTCTACTATCGTGACAAGCGCGACATTCAGAGTGTAGAATGGGCAAAACATCTTAAAAACATCACCATCGTTAACGATTGGTTCACAGTCGGCGATGTAACATTTGCACCCTGGTTAGTGGGTGATGACCACAAGCGAATTCGACGCCTATCGGGCAAATACATGTTTGGGCATTTTGAACTTCCGGGATATTTAATGAATGCCATGGTGGCCATGCCCGAACACGGCGAGCTCAATCGCGACGATTTTGTAGGTTTTGAACATGTGTATAGTGGACATTTTCACAAGCGACAGACCAAAAAAAATATCACTTATCTCGGTAATTGTTTTCCGCATAACTATGCCGATGCCGGAGATGACGATCGCGGCCTGATGATATTGGAGTGGGGGCAGACACCTGAATACCACCCCTGGCCCGATCAGCCACGCTATCGTGTATTTCAATTCAGTGATGTGCTTCAGCATACTGAACAAATGTTACAGCCTGGTATGCATGTTCGAGTTAATCTAGACATTGATATCAGTTATGAGGAAGCAACATTTGTCAAAGAAACTTTTATAGATACCTATAAATTACGTGAAATCACCCTAATACCAGCAAAAACCACTGATCTCACTGAGTATCAGATACAGGGCAATATTGATTTTGAATCTGTAGATACCATTGTAACCAAACAATTAAGCAACATTGACAGCAATCAATATAACCCCAATCTTCTGTTAGACCTATACAGAAACCTATGAAAATATACGTCAATGGTGACAGTTTTGTCTATGGTGACGAGTTGTCTGATCGTAATACTGAAGCATGGCCCAACCGATTGGGATGTCTGATGGGTGCTACCACTGTCAATGATTCAGCATTAGGAGGATCGAATTCTCGCACTGTATATCATACTATACGCAATTTATCAAATGATTTTGATTTGTACGTGATAGTATGGACTTCAGACAGCAAGTTCACGTTCTATAAATCTGATGACAACACTGAAACCAACTTTAGCCCGCCATTGATAGATTATCGGTTTGGCGACCAAGACTATTTTAAAATCTGGGGGCGCACATTATACCAGACATGGTATAATAGATTGTGGGGGTTTAAACTTTGGTTACAACAAATTATGCAACTACAGAGCATGCTGGTTCAGCACAACAAAAACTATATCATGTTGAACTCACACGATAACCATCTTGGACGTTGGACAGCTGATCGTGACAATTTCATTGACCAGGTCAAACGCATGATCAACATGGATGTCATGAATGATCAACAGATATTTGCAGAGTACGAGGAAATACAGTATTATGTAAGTCAGATTGACCAATCATCATTCTATGGGTGGGGTACATTTACCCTACGAGATTTAAAAAATCAATTTGATATCGGGCCACGTGGACATCTGCTGGCTGATGGTCATCAACACATTGCAAATTTACTTTATCATCACATATGCTCAAAATAAAAACCTTAACCGTACGAAATTTTATGAGTGTGGGCAATGCGACTCAGGCGGTCAACTTTGATCGTCGCGACCTCACCCTTGTATTGGGAGAAAATTTAGATCTAGGAGGTGATGACTCTGGGGCTCGCAACGGTACTGGTAAAACCACCATTATCAATGCCCTGAGCTTTGCATGGTTTGGCATTGCTCTCACGAATATTAAAAAAGACAACTTAATCAATAAAACCAATCAGAAAAACA